GACGCCGGGGAATCCGTCGCCATCCCTTGCCGGCCCCATCTTCGTTGGCTTGATCCAGAGCTTCACGTCATGGCCGGCTTCTGCGGCGCGGTAGGCCATATCAAGGCCTACGCGGTCGGTGTCAATTATCAGGACGCGCACTATTCGACTCTCCCGTATCCGGCCAGCCCAAGCTCGCGGGCAACAAGGTGCTCAATCAACATGGCAAAGCGGTGCTCGTTCCTGTACGGAGCTGCCGGCGAGTCGCCTGGCTCTCCCTCTCCCTTGAACGCCATGTCGAAGGCGTCTACCTGCTCGGTCGTGATGCCGCGCTTCTTGCACAGGTAGGCCTCGATCAGCTCATGGACGGCGTAGAGGAATTGCTGGTCTTCGCTGTCGCCACTGACGTAGATGTCGATGGAATCTCCGTGGACAAGCCAGTCACCTTCGGTGGCGTAACGCTGGTGTTCACGAGGGATCGCGTCAATCCGAACGCAAAGGCGCTCCATCACTTCTTGCTCTTCCGTGCGGTAGTCAGGGCGATGGCCACGGCTTGGCGGTCCGCCACCTCTTTTCCGCGCTTATGCTTGGTCTTTTCGTAGACCTTTCCGGAGTGCAACTCCTTGATATTATTGCTAATTGCCTTCTGGCTTTTGCCTTTGGAGAGCGGCATGGAATCCTCTATACTGGGCGGATGGATTTAGAAGGAGCGCTGCGGGTGATCGCCATGGGACTTGGCGGCTACCTATGGACCGACGCCTTCCGCCGATGGGAGGAGAGAGAGCGGTACGGAGGCACCCAGCGCCGTGAGCGCTGGGCTTTTGCGGGCTATCAATTGGGCAAGTGCGTTCGCGCTTTGCTGTCTCGCCTCAGGGGATACAATCGTTCGCTGATACCATGGCGACGTAATGGCGTATCTGGCCCCAATGCGGGCAAGCGGTAGCGCGGCCACATACGGGTTGTGAGCCCCAAGCCCAAAGGCCTCCCCAGCAACATCCAGCGCCGTGAACGGGTTTGCGTCCCCTGACTTGGGGATCTTGGCAACGTCAGGGAATACCTGCCCGAACTTTGCGATGGTCTTCAGCTCTCCCGAGAGTGGCGCGCCCCTCTTCAGTGCCGCAGCAAGGCTGGTTGCGCTCACTGAGCCGGACCCCTCAGACAGCGCGTCCTCTACTGAATGGCTCTTCGCCATCAGTTTCCTTGCCTCTCGGAATCCGCGAAGAGTCTCTTGGCCGCTCTTGCCGGACTTCTCAAGGCCGCGCTCTACCTGCCCCTCAAGGGCGGAGGCCAGATCTCGATAGGCATTCGCCATCCTTGTATCGCCCTGCCGAAATGCCTGGCTCGCCTTGTCGCGCAAGTCTTGGATCGCATCCACGGCGTGCTTCGAGTCGAACTTTCCGACCTTGTATCCGGCAACCAGTTCTTCCACATCCTTGCCGCCAGCGCCAGGGAATGATTCGCTCGGTCCCTTGAAGCGCCCCACGATGCTATCCAGCGCCTTGCCATATTCGGAATCAGTCGCAATGGATCCTGCCTGTTTTACTGGTTCATATCCGGCGCGATAGGCTTCGCGGCGCACGGCTTGAATGGTCTCTTTCGTCAGAGGCGTTCCTTCGGGAAGCCCGAGAGACTCTCTCACCAACCTGTCCGTGACTTCTTGGTTGCGCAGGCCGGCAAGCTGGTTTGTCTTGTACTTTCCGGATACACCTTCAAGGACCCGGCTAACAAGCCCGGCTTTTGCTTGGCTCGGTGGGACGGTGTACCCGGCCTTGAGCGCCTCCGACAGCGTTACATCACGCACCGGGTTTGCGGCTCTCTCGGCCCCGAGTCTCGCAGCTTTTCGCTCAAAAGCGCCGGCAATGCTCGGGAGCATGCCACCAGTCACCGCACCAAGAGCAACTTGCTTAGCTTTCTCAGAGAGGAAGTCGTCCCCGCCAGTGACAGGCGACATCCCGCCCATGAGAGCACCCTGCCCAACTCCGGCCGCAACGCGCCCAAGCGTTGTCATGGCGCCGGGGACGCGGGACGCAATCGCCAAGTTCGCCGGGCTCACCACGTTGCCGCCGAGGCGAGCCCAGTCCACCCCTTCCCGGCCGGAGGCCGCCTTCTCCGCGGCAAGCTGCGCCTCGCGCCGCTTGATGTCCTGTTCGAGCCCGCCCTCTACCCCGACAAACGGGATGCCGGAGCGAGCCAAGGAGGTGTCAAGCGCATTGATCTTCTCCTGTACGGACTGCGGGAGAAGGCGTTGGAAGAATTGAGCGCCGCCACTTACGGGGTCCCTGACGCCAGCCTCGAAGGAATGCAGTCGGCTAACAGATGGATCTACCTTTCCGGCAATGATCATCTCCAGCGGGGTCAGCTTCTTGCCGGCAGACTGCTCCACAGGCTCGGAAAGGTCTCCAAAGTCGTACCCCTTCTTTGCCGGGGCCGCGGGCTCTGCAAGGTCTCCGAAGTCGTAGGCCATTTATTTCACCTTATGGGGAACGCCATCGGGATCAACGAAGGTGTCACCCTTCTTGAGCTTGCCGCTGCTGATGGCCTTCTGGAGTTCTTCGCGGGAGGAGATGGTGATTTGCCCTCCTTCTTCTTTTCCTGACACGGCCTTTCTGAACCCCTCTCGCACCTGCCCGGGAGACTTTCTGGCGGCCTCCATTTCCTTGCTGAGCTGATCCACGCCGGCCGCATACTGGCCCTTTGCCCATGCGGATTCGAGAAGCTCTCTGGCGTGTTCCTTGTCGCTGACGGTGGGAACGCCGGTGGGACTGATGGCGCGGGAGTAGATGTTGATAAGGCTGTTCGTAGCCACGCCAAGCCGAACCACATCCTCGTCGCCAACCCCCTTTTCTCCCGCGAGAAGAATCTTGTTGAGCGCGGGGTACTTGGTCCGGTTGACCTTCGCGGACGCCTCCAAGGCGAGCGGCATGACGTTCTGTGCTTCCGTGACCGCCATTTCGACATTGGCAGTACGGGTGCCAAGCGTGCGCTCTCCAGACTTGATGCCTTGGAATTCGGCAACCTTTGCGGCCAACTCTTGTCCGTTCATGCCGCGCTTCTCGGCCTCTTTCCTCAGCGCCTGATTGAACTTGACCCGGTTCTTGGAGCCCTGAACGCCGGTTCCAAGCCCCTGAGCGACCGTCGTATCGCCGGCCAGCGCTCTTTCGGCCATGAATTTCAGGGTGGCGTCGTCCAGTTGCGCGTTTTCACCGGCAAGAAGAGCAGGAACCGTGTCCTTCTTCTGCATGTACTTCTCGACAGCAGCATAGAACTGCGGTGTGCCGTACCCATATCGGTCCGCTGCCATCCTCTCGTACTCGCCCATCTGCGACCGGCGAACGGAGTAGATGAAGGCATTCGCGTTCTCGGGCTTGGCGGCGGCTCTGCGCACAATGTCGGCCTGGTCGGGGAGAAGCGCCCCCGACTTGATGGCCTCTTGGAGCTTGTCGTTAAGCTCCGACATGGCGTTGGCCTGAACGGCCCTCGGGTCAGACCCTTGCGGGATGGTCCTCATTGATCCCGTGTACGTTTCCAAGGCCTCGGCCATGGTTTCGCGCTGGGATTTGTTCAGGTTGAGCTTCTGCTGTGCCTGCTCGGCTTGGTAGGACATGAACCGATTCCGGCTCTCAAGCGTCCGAGCCCCAATCTCCGGGTCAAGGCGAGACATCTTGCCGATGGTCTCCAGCGTCGGGAGACCGGTCTGGTCAATCGCGCCCGGGGTTGACATGAGTTGCTTGAGCGCGTTTCGGCTCTGCATCTGCTGCTGCTGCTCCTGAATCTGGAGCGCGGCAAGCTGGTTCCGGTACATGTCCATCGGGGACATGATTTGAAGCGGCTGGGCCTGAAGCGGAATGCTGGCGTCGATAGGCATCGTTTGTACCTTCTGTCCTGATTACGCCATCCCCGGAGGAAGCATGGCCGTATCGCCCCACCCACCGGGATACTGACTGAACCCGCCAGCAGCACCGCCGCCAGCTAGTGCGTTCATCATCTGTTGCTGCTGGTAGTAGTTCAGCCCCATGCCGATGCCGCTGGTTAGCGCGTTCCCGACGCCCATTGTGCCGGCCGCCCTCGCGTTCGCCGCGGCAATGGCGTCCGACCCCATCTGGCCGGCCACCTGCTGCCCGATGCCCGCCTGACCAAGCGCTGCGTTAGCGCCAGTGTTCGACAGGGACATGATGCGGTCCCAGTAGTTGTTCTGGAGGGTGTTCTGGTTGAGGAAGTCCTGTTGCCAGTTCGCCCGCTGCGTTTGGTAGGCGCTCATGGCTTGGTTCTGGGCATAGTCGTTCAGGCTCTTCAGGGTAGTTCCTGAGTTCAGGCCGCCACCGAGCGCCGAGGCCTTGTTAGCCACGGCGTCCAACCCTTGACTAAGCTGCCACTGATACAGCGGGTCCTTATTGGGGTCGAACTGGAACCCTTGATACTGCTGAGGTCCGGCATTCATGAAGTCGCCGAGCTTGCCAAGTGCCACGCCGCCAGAAGCAAGCCATGGTGCAATGTCCTGCTTGTTCTGTAGCCACTCCTGATGCGATAGTCCTGCCGCCCTATTCGCCGCGCCAGCTTGGTCACTTGCCGCGTTACTTGCGGAAATGCCGCCGATGAGCGAGCTTCCTACAATCGCCGATGCAACCCACGCCATGACTCACCCCCCTATTTTGCCCAGCGCAAGCGCCGCCTGATGCTCTAACCATCCCTCGCTCTTCTCGATGAATTGTTCTTCGATCTTTGCGAGGTCTGTTTCTGTTGTTGGGTGGAGGTTCTGCCATACGGTGTCCTCCACGATGTACGCCATCTTTTTTCCGGTAGTCCCTGCGAATACGGCCGGGGCGGCTATCTCCATCCGTGTGCCATCACCGTTGATCACGATGATTCGGCCCTTCAGGAGGATGTTGGTATGTTCGTGTTTATGGCAGTGTCCGACTGCCATAGTCCCTGCCTGGAAATGCGCTTCCCGAATGTAGATGCCCGGCATGAAGTGATGAACAACCGGGCACTCAACCTGCGGATAGTTCAGGAACTCGCGTTCGACTAGCTCGGCCTTTTCTTTTTGTCCAGCCAAAGCTCCACCAAGGCGGCCGACAATTTCAGTCGCCTGTTCCGTCTGGTTTTCCATGCTTACCCCGGAAGAACTTCCAGCGTGTACGCTTCGTGAATCAGGTAGTCCGTCGCCGCCGCAAGCTGTCCGGTGAATGCGACTGTCACGGCCTTGGACGTGTCTATAGCAAGGTATGCCGGGGCGGTCGTAGAAGTTCCGGAGCCGCCAAGGAATGTTGCAGGAGCCGTTACCTGTCGCCCCTGTGTGCCACGGTTAACAACGTCGCGCTTCAGCATCAGGAAGGCGGATGTCGTTTGAGCTACGGAGAACACGGTGGATCCACCGAACGAGATGGATGGCGTCTTGTTGTTGGCGTTATTCGGGAAGGACCATGATGACTCAATGCGCGCCCTGCCGTTGCCGCCCATCAGCGTCCCCGGGATGCTCGCCGTCTGCATCTGCACAGAGCCGGTGGTCTGGGTGTATGCTCCCGGGCCTGTCGAAGAAACCGATGTCTTTGTCTTTGGGACCGTTGGCGTCCCATCGGAATAGGTGTTGTTGTATACAGTCCCCGCGGTAGTTGAGGACATGGATGAGTAGTACCACCCAGAAGCCGACCCTGAGCGGATGGCGTTAGCTGGAAGGTATAGGTAGCAATCCGGATATACAGCGGCGAGCGCGGTTGTCAGGGTTACGGCCCCGTTGTTCCCCATTGTTCCGCTCGATGGGATGATGAACGGAATCCCGCTTTGCGAGACCACGTTCACGGAACTGGCCACGGAGCCATACAGGTTAGAAATGAACTTGTACCACTCGCCGGAAATGAGATCCTTTGTGATTGGGCGGACGGGGCCAAGGAGCTGGTAGAGCAGGCTCATGTCGGATCCGCGTCCAGTTCCGCGCCGAGCAAGGCGACCGGGATAGGGTCTGTTCCGGAAAGTTCGAAAATGCGATTAAGGCCGCGTCCCTTGGACGATTGCCCGAGGCGGCGGAAGCGCACATAGGCCTGAGTAGCGCCTACCACATTGGAATCGGCCCAGACCTCGTTAGACCACGTGTAGCCGCCGTCATCGGCCCACCGCAGCATCAATTGCGGGTTAGTCCCGTCCGGGATGCTGATGCCTGTCTGAAGGGTGACCATCAGCTCATTGAACCGGACTGCTGAATTCTGGTTTTTGGGGAATGCCGGCCACGACCTCAACCACTTTCTTGTGGCCCCGTTGTCCGTAAACGTGGTTAGGTCGAGCGCGTACAAATTTCCGCTGCCACTGTCCCCTACGACAATCTTGTTGTTGTACGTCGCGCAGCAGCTCGGCGCTTGATAGCCGAACTGGCCATTACTGAACGAGGCGCGTTCGTGCCACAGACCGGTGGTCAGATCATAGGCCCAGGTCTGGTTTCCGCTAGGGAATGTGAGCACGTAGAAGACGTGCCCTTCCTGCTGGTATGAGTAACTGAAGGCGTCGGTAATCAGCGAATAGCCGTTGATTGCCTCCTCCACGGCATTAGTGGAGATGCGAGTCGCTGCATATCCATTGGTAAGGTAGACAATCCCTTTCCCCTGCTCGTCCTGCCCAAGCCAGGCAATGCCTTCCCCGAGCCGAGAGGTTGAGTACGGTGCGACACACCCAGTCTGGATATTGACGCCCTGAAGCCGCTGGAACGCAAACCCAGCGTTACCGGCATTCACCCACACCTCAGTGGTCTTCTTCTTGAAAATCCACACCTCGCGGTGGATGTCAAACATCGCCACAATCTGATCGGGGGTAGAATCCGCCGCCGAGAAGTTGAGGCCTTGATAGGTTGTGAAGTCGTTAAGATTCGACTGATAGAACTGATTCGTGCCAACGTTATTGATGAGAGCGAACCCATCCTGCGCGGCGCTAACGGACGGAACCACACCAGAAGGCAGGGTGACTGCGCTGAACGTCGCCGTGCTGTAGTTGTAAACCCATGCGCCCGTACCATCAACAATCTGGAGCTGGCTTGCGCTGTTCTCGATGATGGATACGTTGCCGTAGATCGATCCGATGGTCCCCAGTGACGCTATGGCCCAATTCGCTCCGGTTACCGAGTAGAACGCATTCCCGCTAACGACATAGAGCACGCCGTTCGCGGCGGCATAGACCTGCCTAACCGGCCCATTCCCGAGCGAAGTTAGAAGCGACAGCCCGGGGCAACCGAAAAATGCGCCTACTTCCGCGCCGTCCTTCGTCTGGACAAACTCCGGGTAGATGTTAACGGCACGGAAATAGGCAAGATTTCGGGAGCGGGAGGTTGTTTCGCCACCGAGAAATGGGGTCTTGCGGTAGCCCACAGGTTAGGCCTTTTTCTTGCTGCCCTTCTTCTTAGGGGCAATCTTCGCCTCTGCCGGTTTGGCAAACGGCATCTTCGGCTTCTCGGCCTTCATGGAGGCGTTACGCTTGGTGGCGTACTCTTCCATCGCCTTGGATTCGCTCATCTTCATGGGGCTCTTACGCTTCACTTCGGTGCTCCTGTTTTAGTGGCAGTGATTTCCATCCCACAGCGATAGCGGGTGGAGATGTGGTATTCAAAGTCTGAGAACCCCAACCCCGAGAGAATTCCGATGATTTGGGCCCGTCCGAAGTTGTGGTAGTGCTCAATCTCGCCCCAGTAAGGGTTGGAACCGCTCCGATTGAGCGCATCCCACAAAGGGGCGTCACGGTTCGGCATGGAGACAAACAGGGTGCCGTGAAGCTTGAGATGGCTTACCGCTTCCCGAAGGAACCCCACCGGGTCGGGGACATGTTCCACTACGTCACAGAGGCTGACCACGGACGCACCAGACGGAGCGATGGCCATAGACCCATAGGCCGGTACGCCAATCGCTTCCAGCCTGCCCACGGAGTCTTGGCGGGCATCTACTCCAGCAGCTTCGTAGCCGTATTCCTTCGCGGTCAGAAGCAGGTCGCCGGAGCCGAACCCAACATCAAGCCAGAGGCCGCCATGTGCGCGGCGATTGACGGAATCAACGATTCTCGATGCCGCCCAGCGCCCTTGCTCTATGGCGAATCCCGGCGTCTGTTCCGGTATCGCCTTTGCCGTCATCTTGGCGAAAGTTTCCGCATCGAAATACCCATCCGTCTGCTGGTGGCCGCAGGATAGGCATTCCGTCCATTCCATGGTCCGGCCAATCTCGGGAACCCAAAGCGGATGCGCCGAGCAATCCGCCGACAGTTTGCGCCGAACTGCTCCGCCGCAGATGGCGCAGTTACCGAAGGGAATCCTCATCGTGCCCGGAAGCCGTCCGAGTACACGTCATAGAATCCCTTCGTCTGACCAAGCTCGGGGTCGTAGCTCGCGACGTTTGTCCGCCTGTTCGAGCGCTTGATCTGCTTCTTCGACTCCCTGGCCTGCGCCTTCACGTCCTCGGAAACCAGAGCACTCTTGAAGAACGGGCCGAGCAAAACAGCGAGGTTGGTCTGAATCGCCAGCTCATACCCGGGAGGGAAGCTCAGCGCGGTCGTAAGACCGGAGAGGTTCCCCAGTTGCAGGTAGGAATCGAAGTAGAGCCGATACCCGATGGTCGGGGACGGGTAGACATTGATGACCCCTAACGGATACTGAGGGTCATAGAAGATGTTCAGCGGGATGTTCGACTGAGTGGTGCTGGTCCGGTTGCTAATCTGGTTCCATTGGTCCCGCGGAATCACGTCTACATCGTAGTTGTTCCCGTTCGAGTCCGTCACATACGCCGCCCCCTGCCCTTCGATAAGCCGAATGGGACGGGTCAGATTCACATCCGGGGTCCCGGAGGTGCCGATGGTATACGACGTTTTCCCGGGAATCAGGAGAAGGCTTTGCTCGGTGATGGCATAGCAGACCAGCGACTCATTGCTCCACGAGTCCAGCATCTTGTTGAGCTGGTCGAGAGCGCGGGTCGAATCGGCGGCACTAACCGTATCGCCGGGCGCATAGACGCCCAGCATCTCCAGCGCCGCGCCGATGATTTGGCCTGCCGTGCTAGCCATTACTCACCGACCTGAACAGGGGTGACGACGGTCTTGGGCTGGCGCTTGCGGTACTGCCGCTTCTGGCGCGGAGCCTCTTCCTGCTCGCCGCCCTCTTCGGCCTCTTCCGCATCGTTACAGGCGGGGGACGAGTGCCAGCCCTTGCCGAGCGCGCCCTCTTCGGCGGGGCTGTTCACAATCTTGCAGACGAGTTCTCCGTCATCGTCCTTCTGGTACAGGCACTTCGGGTACTCCTGAAACTCAGGCCGCTCGGGATTGATGACGCCGGCCTTGGCGCGGCGGTAGGCTTCGGCGTCGGAGATGCCGGCAGGGAGATAGCCCTTGGCCGCATACTCCTGTTCTTGGTCTTCGTTGTACACGGTGATCGGCGGGAACGACGCAGGACGACCGGGCTCGGCGCGGACACGCTCCTTGTTGACGATTTTGTCCTGCGACACGACAGCCGGCTTGTAGCCGGGGTGATTCATGGCAAGCGGGTAGCGCTGAAAGGACATTCTGACCTCCTTAAGTGATGATGTTGCCGACCGGTACAACTTCGGCGTTTCGCCAGTCGCTTTCTCTTCCGAGCGCAACGGCTTTGTTGATGGCTTCCACGATGGGGTAAAGGAAATCGGTGTTGTCGGCGCGAGGTCCGACGAGAACACTTTCGCCACGCTTGTCCTTCACCTGCACTTGGTACATCTGGGCGTTTTTCATTCCACAATCCCTACAACGGAGTTCCTGCGAATCATGACCACCTCCTCACCATCGATGTCGAAGTGGTGGTTCCCGTTAGGCGAAAAGGCAATCTTGTCCCCCGCCTTCAGGTCCCACATGGTTGATCTGCCGCCGTCGTCCATCTTCTTCCCGGGGCCGACAGCCAGAACCTCGCCGTAGACAATCTCCTTGTGGAAGATGTCCTTCTCTTCCCAGTCGCCAAGAAAGACGCCACCGGCCGAGAACTGGCTTCGGATGCGGTGCAGAACGAGACAGTCGGCAAGCGGCTGAATCGTCATGCCGCCTCCTTTTTGGACTTCCATTCGTTCACTGCATGGATGAAGTTGCCCGCCCATCGCTTGTTGCCGCGGTGGGTGAACTCGATGTCCGGGTCAATCCACACGCTGAAACCGGCGTTGCGGGCCTTCTGGCAGAACACGTAGTCCTCGCCCCACCATTCGCCCTTGTCGTAGTTCGCGCCGGCCTCAAAGAGCGCCCAGCGCTGTGCCTTCCCCTCGATGCAGGCCTCGGTGTATGTCGGGCAGTCCTTGACCAGCGCCTCAAGGACGCGGCGCTTGATGCGCATGAACCCGGTCGGGGCGAGATTGGCCTGGTACAGCCCGTCCTTTTCGATGAGGCCGCCGTCCTCCCCCATGCTCAGCTCGACGGGGAATTCGGGCTTGTCGGTCTTCTTCGGGTAGGCCCCGGCTACGATGTCCTCGGGCCGGTTCAGGAACTTGATAACCGCATCAGCCGGCCAGCCCACATCATCATCGATGAAAAAGAGGTCGGTCGCCATCGGATATTCCGTCAGGAACTCCGTAATCAGGCGATTCCGTGCCTTGGCGATGAACTGGTCCCCGCCGACCTGCTTGTAGCCGTGGGGGATGCCGAGCTGGGCCAGCCTCCATTCCGTCTCCATGGAGGAGCGGAAGAATTCCAGTGAAACGCGATGATCTAAGGTTGGGGTGCAAAAGATGACGCAGGTTTGCGTGCTCGCAACAGGAAGGCCGTTTGCATCCCCTCCGTGATCATGTTCCATGAAAGCTCCCAATCTGCTTTGTAGTACCAGCGGTAATCCGTCATGGCTGACGGCGTTTCGCATCGTTTCTGGTCAAGGAACGTGATTTGTTCCAAGCCGATGATTCGGGTATGGCCAGGGTCGCCCCACGCCCATGGGCTGGAGTGATGAGGGGATACGCAATGGAACGTCCCACCCGGCTTGATGATTCGGTATAACTCGGCGAACTGGTCGAAGAAGAACCGCCAATCGCCCTGATTTCCCATGTGCTCCAACACGTCGTATGCATGGATCTCGTCAAACGTGTTGTCTGGAAATGGGTAAGGAAGAGTGGCGAGGTCGTGGATAACGTCCGCGCCACTTTCCGGGTAGATGTCGAGCGTGACGAGTTCGGACCACTCGCCACGCCCATCGACCGCAATCTTCTTCTCGCGGGAATGCCCGCATCCGATGAGAAGTTCAGCCATTACGCGCCAGCAATCAGGCCGAGAGACACATTGGCCGACCGGATGGCGTTGCCAAGGTCGCCCATGGAGGTCACGAGGTCGCTGACCGGCTGAATAACGGCATTGCTTGCGCCGGCGCCGGGCATCTGGAAGTTACCGATGATGTAAGTCTCGGAGGGCGGGGTAATCGCCGCCGAGGTCACATTGCAGTAGTTGATTGCCAGGGTGCTGGCTGCCGAGACGCGGACACCCGCGATACCAAGCCCGTTGGTGAAGCTGGGCTTGTTGACCCACACCGGCGACCCGGACACGAGGCCGGTAACGGTGAACGTCTGCTCCGCAGTGGTGTTAGCCGCCACGGCAACCGGGGTTAGCGTCTGGCTGTACAGAACCAGCGGGGCCGCGGGGTTGTAGCGGAACACATGCACGTCGTAGCTCTCAGAGCCAGTGGGCGTGATAGTGGCCGCCGTGACGTTTCCGAAGGTGACGCCAAGCGAGCCCGCCGCCGACACGCGCACGCCGCCAATCACCAACCCCGCTTGGGCGGTGGGCTTGGAGATGCTGATTGCTTCATCAGCCGCCAGCAGGCCGGTGATGGACAGCGCCTGTTCCGCGCTGGTCGCATTGGCAACAGCCGCGGGCGACCAAGTGGCGTCATAGTGGATGTGACCGCCGATGGCGTCGAGCCCCGACAGCGGCAGGACGGTGTAGCTCTCCGAAGCGGTCGGGGTGATGGTGGCGGCGGTCACGTTGGCGAAGGTGATGCCCAGCAGGTTGTTGCTGACCACGCGGCAGCCCACGATGTCGAGACCCGCCTGAGCGGTCGGCTTGCTCACCTGCACGAGCTGACCAGCCGGCAGGCCGGTCACACTGAACTGCTGCTCGATGATGGTGTTGGCGGCAACCGCAGCAGGACTCAGAGTGGCCGACAGCGCGCCGACGCCACGAATGGCGACGACGGTGTAGGTCTCGGAGCCAGTCGGGGTAATCGTCGCGGCAGTGAAGTTCGAGAACGTCACACCCGCCGAACCGGTGGTCGATACGCGGACATTACCCACGCCAAGACCGGCCTGAGAGGTCGGCTTGTTGACGTAGAGCAGGTCGCCGGCAACGATGTTTGCCGCGGTAATGGCCTTTTCAGCGGTGGTGATGTTCGCCACGGCAGTCGGGCTGTTGCTCGACTGCATGGTGATGATGGAGCCGCACGCAGAGCCACGAGTGAGGGCGGCCTGAGCGTTGCCGGACGGCTGCACTACCGGAGTGGTGCCGAAGAAGCCGAGCTTCGCGGCAGCACCGTTGGCGTCGGTCGCAGGATTGACCTGCACGCCATCCGTGGTGTTGCCGAGGGTTTTGATGTTGGAAGTGGTCTGTGTCATTTCAATTCCTCAAATAAAAAGCCCGCCGAGGCTTCCCTGGCGGGCTTTGGTGTTTGTTCCCTTATTTAGGGTCAAGGGGCAGACAGGTACAGTTTGACCTTTTCTTCGCCAACTTGAGCAAGAAGTTTCTCGTATGCGCCTATTCGGACGTTACAGGTATGGCAGAGAAGGCCTCTTACCGTCCCGGTCTTGTGGCAGTGGTCAATATTCCACCTTCCGGCAGACCATTTCCCGTTCTTGCCAGTTCGCCCGATCTCGCTACTTCCGCATAAAGCACAAGAATCGCCTTGAGCTTCTACCATCTTGAAGTATTGCTCAGGGGTAATCTTGTACTTCTGCTTAATCTGGTGCCGCCATTTCAAGCGTCGATATTCATAAAGCTCCGGGTTCTCTTCTCTAAAGCGCTTTGCCCCCGCCCTCATTCTTTCTTGGTATTCGGGGTTGGCGGCGTAGTATTCCCTCGCCGTCAATTTATCGCAGTCCTTACAATTCGCTCTGCGATAGCCGCGCTTCTTGTCTGAGACCCAAAACTCAGTTACCAGCTTTTCGACACCACACTTCCTGCAAACTTTGGTGTTGGCTTGATGTTCCATGAGGCGCACCGCGTAGGTTCATACAGTGCGTGAATTCTACCCAAACGCGCCCCACTTCACAACTAGTTCGTCATTCTGCACGCGAACTCCGGATAGAACGCGACAGTACCGTAGAGCGTGTCGAGGCGGCACGGCAGCACGTCGTTGTTCACGTCGTAGGCACGGATGATGCGAATGCTGATGCCCTTGAACATTTCACGCGCCTTGAAATCGACGCCATCCGGCAGTTCCAGAGGAACGGTCACGAGGCCGAACGCGTCCTTCACGAAGCCCAGGTTCTGGGCGTAGGCCGTGGAGGCGGTGCCCTTGACGGTGATGGCCGCGCCATTGGCCGGCGAGGCGTTCACGGTCTGGTAGGCGCCCGTGGTCACGATGGACGGATAGATGGAGATGGTCGAGTTGCCGGACGAGTCCGAACTCGCGGTAGCCGTCACCACGAAGTTCTGGAGCGAGCCGGTGGACTGGCGCGACTTCGGGTTGACGGCGTAGACGTTCGCGAAGGTAATCACGTCGCCCACGTTCAGGAGGCCAGTGATGCCGCCCGTCCAGCCGTTGGTGACGATGCTGGAGCCGGTCTGGCTCGCGCCGTTCACAACGCCAGTGCCGGCGTAGGCACCGACCGTCTGGTTCTGGACGTTCTGGTCCATGTAGATCTCGAAGTTCGCCACCTTGGCCAGGAAGCCCTTCAGGGCCGGCTCGGAGACGGACTGGACATACAGGCCCTTCAGGCCATCAGCCAGCTTCCAGTAGGCCGCGGGGTTCAGGATGAGCGTGCGCCCTTCCTGGGGAACGCCGCCTTCATCCATGCGCTGGCCAACCGCGGCCAGATCGGAGAACTGGGACGGGGTAACGCCGGGGGTGCCGACGAGGTTGAACACCTGACTGAAGTTGCCGATCACGTCGTAGTCGATGGCGTTGGCGATTTCAGCCGCCGCGGGCTTCAGGTAGCGCTCGCTGAACTCCTCGATAGTCAGCGTCAGTTCAGAGGACGAGAACTGGAAGTCCACACCCTTCTGGTTGCTGATGGAGATGGAGGTGGAGGGTTCCACCACGTCCTGAATCTGGAGGCCCTGACCGGTGCGGACCTTGAAGCGGTTCGGCTTGCGAACGTTCAGGGTCGTGCCAATCTTGACGAACTGATTCTCGAACTGGCGGTTGACCTTGCCAGCCGCGACAAGGTTGTTTTCCAGCATGACCAGCGTTTCTTTGCTGATGATGCTGGGCGTAAGGACTGTATTAGCCATTTACTCTCTTTCCTTTCGGGCTGGCATCAGCCCGCTTAGCGCCCCCTCCCGGAACGCTGAGCGGCATATTCTTCCATCGACATTTCATCGGGTGATTTGCTGCTCGGCGCTGCGCCACCCTTGATAGGGGCAATCGGCGCGGGGGCTTTGGAGGTTACGGGTTTGGTGGCGGTCAGCCGGGCGGCCAACATGCCAAGTTCCAACATCTGCCGAGCGACATCGGGGACCGGACCCATGGGCGTCTGAATCACGTAGCCCGCGATTCGCTCCGCTTCCTTGGGGTTCTTGCCGAGGTGGTACGCGATGTCAGGGCCTTGCTCGGCGTTGGCGATGGCGTGAGCCATGGGTGTGCTCACAATCACATCGTCACGCTCGGCGACTTCCTGATAGTCGGCGTACTTCTCCATCGCGGCGGCGCGGCGGTCGGCGTACTGGCGAGACATGCGCTCTTGGTACTCGCGCTGTGTCTGCTCAATCCGCTGACGCTGTTCCTGCTCGCCCTGTTCCTTGAGCGCTTTCTTGACCTTGTAATCCGCCAACTGCTCGGTGTACTCGGCCATCGCTCGCTGGTACTGGTCGGGCGTCTCGAACTGCGGTGGCTCGGGCTTGACCAGCTCCTGCGGAGCCTGGGTAACAGTCTCCTTTGGCTCGGGTCGCTTGCCCTGCTCGATCAGTTCGAGAAGAACGCGCTCGCGGCGCTCTGCCTCTTGGGCTCGGCGCTCGGCTTCCTTCTGTGCTCGGGTGATTTCACTGAACCGCTTATCGACCTTGTTGGCAGGCGTGGCCTGCGTCTGTTCGGTCGTCTGCTGCTCGGTGGTTTCGGTGGCCGTCTGATCGTTGTGAAGCTCGGCCTGCTGGCCGCCATCAACAACCTCAGTTGCCACCTGCGTCTGGTCTGCCGCCTGCGCGGCTTGCTGCATTACTTCTTCAGCCATGGCAATAGTTCTCCTTGACGTGAAGCTCGGTCTCCGGTGCCAGCGGGCCGCCAATCACATCAATTGCGTTTCCGGTCGAAGGGGCCGGGACCTGTTTGGAAAGTGGAGCCAGCTAGAGGAATTGAACCCCTGACCGACCGCTTACAAAGCGGCCGCTCTACCTGCTGAGCTAAGCTGGCGAAACAAAAAACCCGCCGAGTGGCGGGCTGGTGAGTTCTACTTTGTGTCGGGCCGCTATCCGCCCATGCCCGGTTGCATCACCGGCTGCAATCCATTTCCCGCCTGCACCATCGTCTGAACCGGACGAACCGCGTCCATGGACAACGGCTGGCTAACCAGCTCTTGCGCGCTCGGCATGGAACCGACGCCGAATGTCTGCGCCATGCTGACCGTCTGCTGGATGGCCTCTTGGTCGAACTTCATCATCTTGGCCTTCAGGTCGGCGATAATCTTCATCACCTTGGCCTCAAAGCTCTGGTCAATCTCCTGCTTGCGAAGAGCCTGGTCAGTCTTCTTGTCCGTAAGGTCCTTGAGCATCTGCATCCGCTCCGCCATGAGGCGGCCGACCTGCTGCTGCAAGCCCTGCACGAATGTCTGAATCTGCGGCGGAAGGTCGCGCATATCCGGTGTGAGGAGGTTGGGCGGCAAGGTCTTGACCAGCACCTTGTAGATCTCGTCCGAGCCCGGCCAGTCGCTGTACTTGGCAATCAGGTGGGCAATCAGCGCGCCCTTCTCTGGCATCGCCGCGGCGAACTTCATCATCTGGTCATGGGCCTCGATACGCTTGGTGGCGTAGCTCGGGCCGATGGTGACGGTGACGCCGTACTGGCCAAGCGTCGGGTTGAAAATCTTTCGCGCCGCTTCGGCCTGTGCCCCGTTCTGTCGGGCGACCGGAGCCTGCGAGGTAGGGTCAAGCGTCACCCGCTCTTCGGTGTCGTCCTCGCGCAGGATGGTCACAATTCGTCGGGTGTCGTAGACCTTGGGAATGAGGTCTACAAGCTGCCGTCCGGTATGGCGGAGCGACCGGGAAGCGTTGTCCATGTAGTGGAAAGCGCCCACGTCGTTGTTCCGGCGCAGTTCGCGGATGGCCTTGCCGGATTCGTCGTAGGCCCGCTCTGAGGAGGACGAGTCGAACCGGACGCCCGTGGTGGCCATCAGGTCCTGTTCTGCGCCCTGCTCGGCCTGGACTACTCCCGCAGGCACACCAACAGGCTGCTGGCGTTGCGGAGGCGGGACTGGCGAGCCATCAATCGTCTTGGGGACGTAGGTCAGTTTCGGCAGGCTCTTGACGTTCGCCTGCTTCCACTCGTCCTCATACCCTTCGTCCTGCCCCTCGGCCATAATGAACGGGGCCTTGGGAGCGAGCGCGATTAGCTCGGCCTTCATCGTCGCCCAATAGTTCTTCATCCGCTGCGCGTCCTTCGCGTTGCGGATAAGGCCCGAGCGAATCACCTTGCCATTGATGTCAATCTCTTCGCCGATGACCTCGATGATGGGGATCCACTTACCGGGCCATTCGCGGGTCTCAAGGACCTCCTGCGCGGTAATCTTGTGCCAGAGGACCTTCTGAGACTCGGCCTGTCGCTCCGCCAAAATATCGACTTCGCCGGACTCAATCTGACCCTTTATCTCGGGTGCGAGGTCGTCATAGAAGCCGACATGCCCGCTGCTGAGCTGAACCAGCCGCTTGAACTCGTGCTCGATGGTGAAGTATTCGGCAATCCGAATCTCGTCCTTGGTAATCCACTCCTTGAACTCGTCGCCCGGGCCGCGCTCGGTCCACGGGTACGGGTTGGCCTCGGGATAGTTCTCCTTGAACTCTTCCCGCGAAACCATCTCGGTAACGAACCCATAGCGGGCGTCACACCCATCCGGCTCTTGGCGGGACGGGTCGAGATACACGGTGAACGGGTTCCGAACCCGCTTGATGACCAGCACCTGGTCAAAGGTGTTCGGGGACTCGTACTCGGTCAGGATGCGCCAGTAGCCAAAGCCGATGTCCGCCGCCGAAGTGATGGCCGTGTCATAGGCGATGTCCGCCGCGCAATCCCGCTCGATGGCGTTGATCATGCCGGCGAGGAGCTGCGCGCCTTCCTTGTCCGCCTTCATCCCCATCGGGGAAATGTGGATGGCCGGACGATTCTGGCGGAGGTCGTTCGTGACCTGATGGGTCAGCGTCGGAATCTTGTTGATGGTCAGGCAGGGGCGTTTATCCGCCTTCCGCTGCCCGGCCACATCTGCCGGCCATTGGTCGCCAGCCTTGAACTTCAGGTCCTCAAGCGCCTTGGCTCGATTCTCCGTTTCAGACTCAACGCACTTCTTGAACCGCTTGCGGGCGGTCTCAAGGATGCGCTTCTCGTCCTGCTTGGCCTTGTAGCTGTCACGACGGCGGGCGTTCTTCTCTTCCTTCTCGCCCTTGGCTCCGTTCGGCGGGTCTGCCGAGCCGGGGATCTTCTTGTTCATGCCGTCGCTGATTTCCGGCATGGAGACGCCTTCAGCCATTATTCTTCAGTCCACTCAATGTCGATGTCGAGCGACATACCGGCACCAACGGCAGCACCATTCCAATTCATCGCCAAGACTTCGTTAACGCCGCGAAGAACGATGGCCTGACCGTTGAAGATGCCGAACTGCCACGGCTGCTCAGTGATGTTCACGGAGGTAGACGTGCCGATACCGACCTTGGCGGAACGGACGTTGCCGACCAGCGTACCGGTGGTGGGGTTGGCTCCATACGTAACCACGGAAGCGGTCGCCGCTCCGTTGGCGGAGTCATTCGGGACTGCTGTCACTGCTGACGGCGTGCCGCCCGTGTTGGCGGTCGAGCGCTTCAGGACCACTACGTCCACCGCGACGCCGCTCGTCGCTACACCGGAGATTTGCAGATGGGTGACGCGGACGGTCTTGGTCGCCGACCCGGTAATGGCAAAGAAATCGGTCGCGGTCGCTGCGGGAGTGAAGCCGACCACCGACGCGCTGTAGGTCTTCTTCGTGCCCTCGGTGTGGACGTAGCCAATGAGGTCGTCCTGCCTTCCATCCACATAGCGGTAGATGTTGCCGGTGTCGGATTCGCAGAAGACCGCGAATTCGGTAATCTGACTCGATTGCAGGGCGAGCCTTTCCGCCCGAGTCCCGACGATTGCGCGGGTCAGGTCTGAAGCGTTGACGCTTTGCACTGATTAACTCCTGGGGGACTCGATGGGGATTACAACCAACCCCTTGAGAACGTACGCGTGTTTGATGTGCTGCTCGCTCAGGCGCTTTTCGTCGCCGTGAGCGTCATGTGGAATCAGTTCCCAATTCGTGGGATGGACGCTGTAGATGTCGCCCTTGTTGTATCCGTGCCAGTAGCCGGATTGGAAGTCGTAGCGGAAGGGAATCATCGGACCTCCACCTCTCCCGGCTCCTGCCCTTCCTCAATCGCGTCGGCAATGAGGTCCAGCGCCTTCTCGCGCTGCTCTCTATTCTGCTTGCCCGTGCCGTCTGCCGGGATGATGGCGAAGAACTCGCCTTGTGGATGCGCCACAGACACGCGGACCGCCTGCCGCCCTAGGACGGGTGACCAGAACTTCCACTCGCGGTAGCGGAGGTGCATCAGTCAGGGAGAAGCACGCCAGCGAAATGCGGGAAGATGCCGATCAGCTTCCCTGTTCCGTTCTTCACTTCAACAATCGTCATATCCGGTTTCGGGAAATCGTAGGACCCGGAATAGTACGGGTGCTCTTTGCCGTTGGCGTCGAGGATGCGGAAGAGGGACTTTTTCTCTACCACGCCACCCATGAAATGGGCGCGCAAACTGCTCCCGATTTCGGGTTTCGCCGCCGCCATTGCTTCATCCCACAGCCGAGCAAGCTCTTCCTTGGTCTTTGGAAAAGGGAACTCTTTGGCAGCCTCCTGCTCAGCGCACGCCTTGATGGCGTCGCCCGTGGTCCTCGGCTTCCACCACCCTTCGACCGCTCCACACGCCTTCAACTCTTCGCTGAATTCGTGCTGGGCTTCTTTGCTTAGGCTCATACCTACACCCCCAACCATCCGCCATCCCCGCCGCCAGTGGAGGCGCGGGAGAACGTAGCCTTCTTTCTGTCTTTCTTCTTTTCGGCAACCAGCGCCGGGAATAGCTCGGTGATTGCCCAAATAGCGGCATCGGCGCGATTCGGCGACCGCTGCCCGGTGTAGCCGGTGGTCGAGAACGCCAGCAGCTCGTCTTCCAGCTCGGGGAAGTAGCCGACGTGACGAACGCGGCCATCTTCCCAAAGCACAGAGACCGGCTCGGCTCTAACAACTTTGCCGCGGGAGGCGGTCACTGCCTTGTATGGTGTGCGCGGTCGGGCGGTCTGGATTACGAACTGAACCATGGCCCCGCCATAGTTCGACTCGCCAACTACAACATCCGCTTCATGACGGTTAAACGCAGAAGCGGCCACGCCGCCCCAGGTCTTCGGCCCGCCTTTGACGGTGCAGTCTTCGAGGATATAGGCATTGCCATCAGCCCCGAGGCCGGCGACGATAATGCCTATATCGTCGTTATCTGCGTTGTCCGTATCGCCCGACCCGCTCGGGTCCACAGCGACAACGATACGAATCATGTCCGGCAACTTGCCGTCGAGCACACGCCACCGGTCAATGTCGCCCTCACTGAACAGGGCGTTAGGTGTCGCGTCCGAGAACTCGCCGCGCAGGAACCGCTTCTGTAGCCGTGGGCTCAGGGACTCCAACGTCCTGATGTACTCAGGCGTCAGATTCTCTCGGTTGTCGGTCGGGTTAATCTGGAACGATGCGTAATTATTCGGGTTTGGAACGGCTCGTCCTGATTCCGGATCTACCTTCTCAACGAACAGCTTGTACGTCCAGTGGGCCTTGCTGGGCGGGTTGCAGTCGTAATACATGCGTGGCTTGAGGAGAGATTCCCCCCGCCCCTGGATAACCTGAGTAGCCCTTTGCGCCAACCGGGTGACCGCCATAGCGGCGCTGCCCCAAGGTATCTGGGAGCACTCGTTCAGGTAGATGGTGGCGAACTCCATGCCGAGGATCTTCTCGGTGCGCTCCTTGTCGTCCAGCCCGCCAAACCACAGCTCGGAGTCGCCATCGAACTTAACGAACCAATCGCTCTTGTTCAGCTCGTACCCCACCCCGGGGAAGGCCAGCTTCATGACCTTGGGGAAGGTATCCATGATGATGGATGCCTTCAGGGCGTTGAACCGGAACCTGAATATGGCATGCCGGGAGGTCGGCGCTTTCAATGCCCGCAGGCAGGTGTTGCGCACGAACAGGAAGGTCTTGCCGCTACGGCCCCCACCGAAAAGCATGTTGTGGGTGGCGTCCCCAGCGAGGACTAGCTGGGCCTCTTCCTGCTTGGGAGTGAGCTTCAAAGCTTCTCGTCAATCGGAGCGGCTTGGACGACGACGGAGCCCTTGTGCTCCCGCTCCTGCTTGTCCACCAGGCCAAGGTCACGGGCGATGATATTGGGGTTCAGAAGCTCAGCCGCAGCCCCAGCGAACTTCTGGCTCCGGATGGTTGCCTCCGCTCGCGTGACGACTGGCACAAAATCTTCCCGCTTGGCGTACTCATCCCAGGTGCGGCGGCCAATATCCAAGAACAGACACAGCCCGTCGATGGTCATGGCCCGCATCTTAGGCAGGGTCTCAACCGTGCTAACCCCTTGGTAGCTGGTCAGCTTGGCTTCCCAGAGAGGGTTCTCTTCCACCCATGCGAAATACTCGCAGCAGGCGTTCCAGAGGTCGTCAGGCGACTTGAAGATGGGAGCCCGCCCGTGTGAGCTGCGAATCTCCCAGAATCGATTTCCCTTCGGCGCTGCCATGCCTTACCCGCGAATCGCCGCCCCTACAGCCATCGATATGAGCGAGCGCCGAGTCATCGGGCCGGCCGAGAGACGGAGCCGCACATAGTCGTCAAAGTCCTTGCCGACAGGGTTAGACAGGTATTCGAGGAAGTAGCCCTGAATAGCCTTGTCGAGTTCGGACTTGC